GCCTGCTTCCTCAAAGAGCTTGAGTCGCGCTGTCAAAGTTGCCGCATCTGCCGCTTCCTTTTCGCGTTCTGCTTTATACTCTTTCAATTCAGTAAGCTCTACGTCCAGAGTTTTCTTCTCTTCCGCAGTGGCATCTTTCTCTTTAACGAGGTCAGCCTTTTCCTGCTTCAGAGCAGTGATTTCTGATTCTAGGGCTTTCACCCTCTCTTCTAATTCCATCGAATTTTCCTCCGAAGATTCTTGTGGGTTTCCAGATGCTACCGATAGAACAGGAGTTCTACCGGCGTATGCAGGGTTCCCAACAATTGTAGCTGCTGTCAGGCGAGGGTCTTCCAACCACTCAGTGCCTTCAGCGTCAACGTTAGATTGTGTATATGCAATCTCCCAGGAAATGTTTATAGGGTCGCCATTAGAACTCATACTTGTCAGCAATTCATAATCTGCTTGACGTTCTGCCTTCCAAAGTGCGGCCTTGCCAAGAACTTTACTCTCTTCTTTAAGTAACGAGGCAATAGCACCTAGGGGTGTTGCACCAGCATGACCCGGTGCGATTTCCCCTGTTGCCATCTTTAATGGCATAAACAAACCAGTCTCAATTAGAGCCGCGAAGTGCTCCTGTTTGATTCCTTGTTTGTTGCGATTTGGTTGGTTATCAGCAAGTACGAATTCCAACCAACCAAGGTTAGGGTTGTCTAAAGCCGCCTCTGTTACAAACTGTGCTGAAGAGAGTAATTTAGTCTTTTTCTTTTCCATCATCTCTCCTGTTAGTTTGAGGCGTAGAAGAACCCGGTGGATTTGAGAAAGGCACTTCTGGCCGTTCTGGAAGTCCTAGGTCCTTACGCTTTTCTGTCTCAAAGACCATTCTCTGAAGCTCAGTATCATGGTCTACGGTCGCCATCTCACCTACTCCAGTCTTGGATACCACTCCGATCTCATAGAGTTTGGTACCCATTTCAACTAGGTCTTTGATGTTCATTAACCTTATTGGTGGATAGTATGGCTCAGGGATACCTTTGAAATTGTTACGTTCTCTTATTTCGGCGTATAGCTTTTTCGGAAATTCTAGCAGTTGTTTCCGCATGGCCTCAATAGAATTTGCAGGTGGGAGTAATGCCATTTCAGCATTAGATGACCCACTCCGCAGTGTCTCCCCTGAAACTATGATTCTAGGCAGACCAAGCGCAACTAGAATATCGTCATTAACATTTCGGTATTTCCCCTCATCTAATAGGGCTTCTACGTCTGGCATTATCCAATCAATCTGCAATGTGTGGTTGGCAAATAACTGGAAGATTCTCTCTTGATTGCCAGATATGCCCCGCCAATTCATCTGTGCCTTTAGTTCTTCTACGAGGTCATCGTCGTCCTCTGTCAGCGGAAATTCATCGCTTCCTAACCTAATTAACATGATAGCAGCAATAACCCTTGAGGCAATCGCGTAATCCATTTTTCTTAGGTTCCGCTTATGCATGAAGAGTTCTAGTGCTGGTAGCAAGTAAGGGGTCGGATACACATTTCCACTACGCACATAGCGCCGAAGGATCATTACATCTTTCAGCTTGAATCTAATCTTTCCCGCTTTAACCTGGTCTACAAAATCTGGATATTGCTCCTTCAGTTCTTTGAATGCTTCTCTGTCCTCAACACCATCTGAATACACACCATTATTTAGGATGAAAAAAATGTCTTCCTCGGAGACTGTTACAAGGGTAGTAAGTCTATTTGGCAGTGGACTCTTGCGTAACTCAATCGAAAGTGGGTCACGAAACCACAGGTCTGTTGGTAGAACATACCGCTTACGTAATAGTGTGCTAATTTCTTTTGGATTTACAGCATCCCAAGTTACCTCTGGAATAACTAACCCAGAGACCATAAACTCCAATGCCGCATTCCGCAACCAGGTTTCAACCTTATCGTTGAGATACTCGTAGACCTTCAACTCGTTCTTGCTACAGGTTCCAGGATTTAGTGCATACCCGTTGATTCCGAGTTCTACATACTTGTTTATTGTTGTATAAGCAAGCCCGTCATGAGTATAGAAGAACCTACACCATTCTACAATTTGGGAGTATTCTGTGGGAACCTGCATCTTGTCAATGCCATAGGTACCCGTTTTCAAGCTCCACATATCCCCTACAGGTAGAGGTTCAGACACCTTCACTGCCGCAAATAGCCGTTTGGTTTCATCAGCCACTATGTTATACTCCATCTTGTTCTATATAAAGTTCTAAGTCTGCGGTTCAACAGATATTGGGAGGTTTCCTCTGTTAGATATTGAGCTAGGAAACTACACAATAGGGCCGCAACATTGTGATCTGCCCCATGTCTGGTGCCACCTCTAGGCGTGAGTGTTCTAAAGACATACTCACCAGAGGCCGCCCTAGTATAAGTTGTTCTCTCAAGCTCATTGATCAGAGATTCATCGTTCCAAGTGAAAGCTATACTGTGATTGTTCACCTTAGATTGAAGCAACTGCATCCCGAATTGTTTCGCTCTAACCTTTAACTCTTCTCCATCAGGATTGATCCCAATGATTACCATTGACCTAAATTGAATCGGTATCATTCTGGCTTTATAATCTTTGTGCTTATAAATTGGGTCATTCATTAGGTGCTGAACAACCGCTTTACCAGAACTACCTTCATCAATACCTATCAACCCAGGCAGATACATTGAATCTAATTTATCTATAATCCGCTCTTGGTCCGGGTATTCTACCTGTCGAAATGTCATTCTTGCGAGGAACCGCCAGGGGGCTGTGTCCGTTTTCTTATACAAGACATGAATAACCGTTGGTTCTGTAAAACCAAGATCAATTCCAAGCATCACCGCATAAGGCTTACCAGGTAGGGAAGGTAACGAATTATAGAATCTTGAAAGATAGCCGACATCTTCTTTAATCTTGTTACCATAGAGGGAACCTTTGAAGAGGTCGTAGTTTTCTATCCGCATCTTGCTACGGTCAAACAGCATGTAGGTCGGTGTGCCATGTTGTCCCAGGACAATGTGAATGTAATCTTCACTGTCTGTACCACCAAACTGCTTTATGTTCCGCTGTTCATCGTCCTCAGAATAGCGTGGATTTTGGTGTGCTGCAATACAATGCTTTGTAAATTTGGGGTCCTTTTGGTCTGTGAAGAAGAGTACATTCTTCTCACGCATACCAGTAGGCACACCTGATACAATAAGTTGAAAACCCTCTTGCCAAACATTCAAACAAGGCAGAAGCTCAATCCAAGTACCCCAGCTATATAACCCACCCTCGTCCAGAATGATTATAGGTACGTGGAGACCTACAACATTTGCACCAGTACCAGACTGGCCTGCAATNCGACAATCTATCACCGCCCTGTTATGTAGNTTGATGGTGAAAGANTGNGAGTTGATACCTGTTCTACCTACATAGTACCTTAAAAGAGGATGGCTCCGAAACCAGCGAGTTAGGCGGAGGAACACAGGCTCTAAGTGAACCCTATTCGGAACCGTATATACAATGGTCTCATCCCAGAAGGTGTTGAGGCAATACCAAACCAATTTGTCAATCAATGTGACTGTTTTACCTACTGCACGTCCACAGCAAATAGAAACAAATGGTGCAGCATCACAGAGAAACTCCTCTTGGTATTCGGTATATACCCAATCCTCTTCGACACCATACTCCCTGATAAATTCTCCACAGAAGAGTGGATGCCGGAGCACCTCAAAAAGTGCTAATTCTTCCTCAGTTAACCTTGGTGTAATTGCCACAGATCAGTCCCTTAGCAGGTAGTTGAGGCAGTTGGATTTGAACCTATTAAGTCCCATATATAGACACTGCCTCGTTTGGGTTCGAGTTCGCTCCGTCGCTTGGTACGCCTTACCCGATAAGCAGGTCGGGAAAATGCGAGTTGAACGCATATCTCCAGAATCCCAAATTCTGTGCTCTCTCCTATTAAGCTACTTCCCGATAGCGTCTGCGTCTGATTGCAACCGAGCGTATACGCTGTCTAAGCCTTTGGCCTAAGCGTCTGGGCGCTGGACTTACATAACCAGGTGTGTT